TTTCACGGGGTTCCCTCCCTTTTTGCCCGGCGTTTTTTTTCCGCCTGCGGCGGCTTTTGGTTTTTGCCTTTTTTCCGGCCGCGACATATGGCAACCCCTACCGCATCCCCGCAGGTCGCCTCGACCGTGGGCCTCAAAAACGTGGTGATCGCGCCGCTCACGGAGGACACCGACACCAGCCATACCTATGGCGAACTGCAGCTGGTGGCGGGCGCGATTGAAGCGACCATCACCCCCGACAACACCGACCCGGACATCCAGTACGCCGACGACATCGAGTTTGACGTGCTCTATCCCGACCCGGAGCTGACTTTTTCGACCTCCATGGCGGACGTGCCGCTGGCCATCCAGGAGATGATTTTCGGCAACCGAATCGACGACAACGGCGTGCTGGTGCGCACCGCGTCCGACCGTCCGCCGTACTTTGCCGTGGGCTTCAAGTCGGAGAAGTCGGACGGCGCGTTCCGCTACGTGTGGCTCTACAAGGTGCGCGCCAAGCCCATGACGGAGAGCTACAAAACCAAGGAGGGCAAGACCATCACCCGCCAGAACGGCTCCGTGGAGTGGACGGCCATCAAGCGCACCCACGACGGGCGCTATCAGGCGGTGGCCGACGAGGGCCAGAACGGCTTTGACGCCTCCAAGGCGGCCACGTTCCTGGAAACGGTGTATGAGCCCGCCTTCACCACGGAGCCGTAACCCAAACGCACGCCGCTGCCGGTGACGCGCCGGCGGCGGTGCGCGTTCCCCGCGCAGAAAGGAGGGCAAGCCCCATGATTACCTGCACCCTGAACGGAAAAAAGTACGCCGTGGACTTCATCACGGGCCGCGCGCTGCGGGAGATGGAACCCGCGGCGAAGATGTACAGCCGCATCGTCGCGCTCTCAAGCGCCGCCCTCAAGAATGAAACGCCGGAGGATGCCAAAGAGCTGTCCATCGGAGAGGCCATGGACGTGATGATCCGCTGGTTCTGCATCCTGTTCGGCAACCAGTTCACGCCCGACGACGTGCTGGATCACTACCCGGTGGACCGGCTCATGCACGACATCGCGCTGGCGCTCATGGCCGTGCAGACGCAGACGACCGGCATTCTGGATGAGTTCCCTACGAAGGCAGCGAAGACGGAAGCGGGGGCGGCGAACGCCTGACGCTGCCTGATTTCATCTATTCCACCTATAACAGCCTTCTGGAAGGCGGCTGGCGCATGGACGAGATCGACCGGATGGACCTGCCGGGGTTTCTCAGGATCCGCGCGTGGAACGCAAGGCGGGAGGCGGAAAAAAAGAAACCCCGCCGACGCCATATCGACGAGGTGTGGCCGGATGTGAAGCCATAAAGCTCATTCGGACAGGAACAGCGCCCGGAAACTGTCCTGACGCTGGTGAAGGATGCGGACGACAAGCACTGTACTTTCCATGCACACATAGAAGACGCAGTAATTTTCGCAGATCAGGTACCGATACTCGGTATGTACCGCGATCAGCGCATCCAGAGGTTTGCCGCGACCGGGATGATGTTCCAGCGAGGAGACGCTCTTTTTGAGCTGGGCAAGGATTCTCCGCGCCGCGTCAGGGTTACAAAGCTCGTCGCGGATGTAATCCCGGATGGAAACGAGGTCGTTCCGCGCTTCTCTGGAGACGATCACACGGGCCATGTCAGACCTCCAGTCCGTCAAAGGCTTCATCGACGGTCAGGCCGCCCTCTTTGTGATAGGATTCAATCCCTTTGGACAGCTCTGCCAGAAGGCTGACGGTCGCCTGCAGCTTTTCATATTCGGCAAGGCTCTGCACGACATATTTCCCGCGCCCGTTTTTGGTCAGGTATACGGTGGCGCCCTGATCGCAGGAACGCAGCACTTCACTGTAGTTTTTCAGGTCGGAGATAGGGACGATGCTGGGCATGGAATCAGCTCCTTTCCGGTCTTAGTATACCCGTATTTATCGTCAAATTCAACCCGAAATTCAGCGGCAATTCATGGCCGCTTCTTTTGATGCGATTGGCAGGTGAGAGAAGATGAGCGAAACCCTCCGCGACCTGGTGGTGTCCCTGTCGCTTCAAACGGACAACTTTACCCGCAACATCCGCTCTGTCCAAAAGCAGATCGCCGAGGCGGAGAGCCAATTCCGCCTTGCCGCCGCGGGCGTGGAGGGCTTCGAGCAGAGTGCGGAAGGGCTGACTGTGCAGCTGACCACGCTCGAGCGGCGGCTCACGCTTCAGCAGCAGGCCGTCACGCAGTACGAGCGCGCGCTCACCGCCGCCAACGACAAGCTGCAGGAGAGCTTTACCCGGCAAGGCGACTACGCCCAGCGCCTTTCCGACGCCAGAGCCGCCCAGGAGGCGCTCAAGGCACAGGTGGCCGCTGCCGCCCAGCAAGTGCGCACTTTTTCGCAAACGCTGGGCGACAGCGACTCTGCCACCATCGCCGCCAAAGCCAATCTGGACGCGCTCAAGACCGAGTACCGCGCCTCCGTGCAGGAGGTCAAAAAGCTCGCCGGGCAGAACACGGCGCTGCAAAAGAGCGCGCAAAGCGCCGCCGACGCGGTGAGCACAGCCAATGTAAACCTCAATCATGCCAGAGCAGCGGTCAAGAGCACGCAGGCGGAGATCACCCGCTGCAACCAGTCTTTGCGTCTGGCGCAGACGAATTGGGACGCGGCGGGCCGCTCCATCGACGAGAGCCGCGCGGCCATCGCCACCTTCGGCAAGCAGATCGCCCTGGCCGAGAGCCGCTTCAAACTCGCCACCGTGGGCATCAAGGAGCTGGATACCAGTGTTACGGGGCTTGCGGCCAAACAGACGCTGCTCACCGAAAAGCTCGATTTGCAGCGCCGAAGCCTCACGCAGTACGAGGCGGCTTTGCAGGGCGCACAGGAACAGCTGCGGGCCGCACAGCAGGCCAACGACCCGGAAAAAATCCGTCAGGCAAACGACGCGGTCATCGACGCGGAAACCGCGCTGAACCGGGCCAAAACCGCTGTGGCAGCCACGCGGGTGGAGATCGAAAAGACGAATCAGCTGCTTGCCACCGCGAAGTCCGCCTGGACGGCGGCGGGCAAGTCGCTGGAGGATTTCGGCAAGAAGTGCGACGCGGTCGGCAAGGGCCTGACCACCGCGGGCCGCGCGCTGACCACCACCGTGACCACGCCCGTGCTGGCCCTGGGCGCGACGGCCATCAAGGCGTCGCTGGACTTTGAGTCCACCTTCACCAGCGTGCGCAAGACCGTGGACGCCACCGAGGCGGAATTTGACGCGCTGGCCGCGTCCTCCAAGGCCATGTCCACGCAGATTGCCGCCTCCACCGGCGAGATCAACGAGGTCATGGCCACCGCGGGCCAGCTGGGCATCCGCAACGATTATCTGGTGGATTTTGCCCGCACCATGATCGACCTGGGCAATTCCACGGACATCGTGGCCAACGAGGCCGCTTCCACGCTCGCGAAGTTCGCCAACATCACGAACATGGACCAGAGCCTGTTCGGCAACCTGGGCGCGACGCTGGTGGATCTGGGCAACAAATTTGCCACCACGGAATCCTCCATCATGGAGATGTCGCTGCGTCTGGCGGCGGCAGGCCATCAGGTGGGGCTGTCCGAGGCGCAGATTCTGGGCTTTGCTGCGGCGCTGTCGTCGGTCGGCATCGAGGCCGAAATGGGCGGCTCGGCGTTTTCCAAGGCGCTGGTCAAGATGGAGGTGGCCGCGGCCACCGGCGGCGAGGCGCTGGAGGACTTCGCCCGCGTGTCCGGCCTGACGGCGGAAGGATTCAAGTCACTGTTTGAAAGCGACCCCGCCGCGGCGTTTCAGGCGTTCATCACGGGCCTGTCCCGGATGGACGAGGAAGGCGTTTCGGCCATCGCCACGCTGAACGACATCGGCATCGCGGAGGTCCGCCTGCGCGATACGCTGCTGCGCGCGGTCAACGCCAACGAACTGTTCGCTCGGACGCAGGACGTGGCCATCAGCGCCTGGCAGGAAAACACCGCGCTCACCGAGGAGGCGGGCAAGCGCTACGCCACCACGGAAAGTCGCCTCATCAACCTCAAAAACACCGCGCTTCTGTTCGCCCAGCAGCTCGGCGACGATCTGAATCCCACGATTCAGAGCCTCATCGACGGCGCGGGCGACCTCATGGAGGGCTTCCTCGACATGGACGAAGCCCAGCGGATGCAGATCATCCGCATGGCCGCCTATGCCGCGGCCGCGGGACCTGTGCTGCTCGCTCTGGGTAAGGTGACAAAGGGCGTCGGCACGCTCTCCACCGGCATCGGTAAGTTTGCGACCGCCGTGGGCAAGGCGGGCGGCGGCTGGTCGGGATTCCTTTCGGTACTCGCCAAGTCTCCTGCCGTCTGGCTGGCGGTCGCTGCGGCGGTGGTGGCGGGCACGGTCGCGCTGGCGGACTACCTCTCCGGCGCGAAGCAGGCCCGCGAGGCGCTGGAGGGCATGAACGAAACCGCGAAGAAGTGGAAGGACACCGCCGCCGAAACCTTCTACGCCAAAAGCGAAGGCCTGTCCTTTTTCGGTATGAGCGAGAGCGACTTCGCGCGGGAGACGCAGTCCGCGCAGGAATGGCTGGACGGGCTGCTCAGGGCCTGGGCGGACGGCGAAAAGGAAACCGACGAGAGCGTGTCGCAGTGGACGGAGTCGTTCGGGAATCTCACGGCTTCCACCCGTGAGGAGCTTGCCGCGCTCAAGTCTGCGGCGGACGAAAGCGGCTATGCGGGCGTATCCGACCAGCTTGCGGGCGACATCGCCACGCTGGATGCGCTGGACGCGGAGCTTGCCGCTCTGCTTGGGCGCCGCCGGAACGGCTATTTCTCCGATGCCGACAAAATCCGCCTGCAGGAGCTCATCGACACGCGGGAGGCCATCGAGGTCAAGTACAGGCTTTCCCCGGCAGACGCGGACGGCTTTGACACCATCCGAAAGAAGCTGGAGGCCGAGGTGGCCCGGGCGCAGGCGCGCGGCAGGACGGATGCCGACGTGACCGTGTACGAAAACGCGCTGGTCGCTGCCGTGCAGGGGCTGGCCGCCATGAACGCCGAGATCGACGCGCAGTACGACAAGGAGTACGCGCTCATCCAGCTTATGGAGGACAGCACCGAGCGGCAGAACGCCATGGAGGCGCTCAACGCGAAGTACAACGAGAACCGCCGAAATGCCGCGCTGGAATACGCCGCCCTGCTCAGCGACGTGGTCCCCAAGGTCTGGGCGCAGGCCGATATTCAAAAGGCGGCTTCGGACGTGGATACCCTGACGCGGAAGCTGCGGGAGTACAGCGCAGCGGGCGAAACCGAAAAGCCCGCTTTGCTGGAGGACCTGAATGCCATCGCGGCGGCCATGGACGAGGGCGCGATGACCGAATACCTCGCCATGCTCACGCAGATTCAGTCCCTTTTGGACAGCGGCCTGTCGGAGAGCGAGATTCAGGCCATGTTCCCGGAGATCGACTTCACCACGGCGCTGGAGCAGATCGCCGCCATTCAGACGTTCCTGAACAACCGTGAGCTGGAGCTGCCGGGCCTTACGGAGATGTTCGGCGACGCGCTGCCCGAAGAGGTGCTGACCATCGCCACGGACCTGGACATGACCGGTGCGCAGGAGCGGTGGGATACCTTCGCCGCGGACCCCGGCGCGATCACGACGGACGCGATCATTGCCGAGCTGCGCGAGGATAAGAACACCCGGCGCGTACAGCCGCAGGTGGAGGCGTTTATTGCCAGATATACGGAAGTGCCGGAAGGCGCGGACAAGGCGGAACTGACGCCGGAGGGCATTGTGGCGCTGGTCAGCGCCTATGCGGAGGCGACCATCGGCGCGGACGTGTCCGGCCTGACGCCCGAAAACGTCACGGCCATGGTGAGCGCGTATCGGGAGCTGGCCGCGGGAGCCGATATCTCCGCCTTGAAACCCGACGAGATCATCGCGTACATCTCCGCCTATCTGGAGCAAAGCGGCGTGGACACCAGCGGCCTGACCCCGGACGGCCTGACCGCCTTTGTGCTGGCCTATCAGGAGGTCACGGGCGGCGCGCTGACCACGGCGCTTACGCCCGGCGACATTACGGCCATGGTCGCCCGATACATGGAAGCGGAGAACATCGACCTGTCGGCCCTGTCCCCGGATCAGGTGGAGGCGATCGTCAGCGCGTTTGCGGAAGCCACGGGCTGCGACAAATCCACGCTGCTTCAGGACTTCACGGCCTATATCGCAAGATACGACGACACCAACGCCCAAAAGCCCACGCTTAGCGTCAACGTGGGCATCTACGGCTATGACCTGATCGCCTACCGGAAGTTCATCGAGGAAAACCCGGTGGAGGTGCAGGGCATCGTGAAACTGGGCGAGGTCTTTCAAAACCCCGCCGACGCGCTGCTCGACCCGCAGACGAAATTCTGGCAGGAGGGGCAGGAGATTCCCGTGCAGGCGGTGCCCACCGAGCTGCTCACCGCCGACAAGGTGGCGGTGCTCGACGAGGACGGCACGCTGCATGTGCTCATCGCCCCGGATGTGACCGGCGCGCAGGAGGCCATCGCCAATCTTCGCTCGGAGGTGGCCGAGGTGGATCAGCTCGGCGTGAGCGCGCTGGGCAAGGCCGCGGGACTGTTGCCCGAGACGAATCTCGATCTGATCGAGTCCGCGCTCTCCCGCCTGAAGTCCTATCAGGAGACGCTGGATTACAGCGCCTGGGACAAATTCTGGGCCAGCGTGTTCGGCGCGTCCACGGACAAGGGCAAGCTGGACACCAGCATGAAGCTCGACTTTCCCGCCGAACGGGTGGCGGAGCTGTCCACCTATGTGGCGGAGATCGTCGCGGCCATCCAGCAGGGGCAGCAGGTCAAGCAGGAAGACCTTGACAACCTGCAAGCCATCCTGACGTTTTTGAAAGAGCTGGACACGACCGAGGTCGGCACGCACATTCTGGAAGGCGTGGGGGAGGGCATGACGGCGGCGGGCTGGGACAGCGATGCGGAGACGGTCGCCGCCAATCTGGAAGCCGCGCTGAATCTGGCACTGGGCATCCATTCGCCCTCCGAGCGCGTCAAGCCCGTGGGACAGAACGTCTCCGCGGGCGTGGGCGCGGGCATGACGGAATACGACTTTGCCACGGATGCGGCGACGCTCGCGGCCTCGCTGGACGCGGCGGTCGGCCTGGCCCTGCCGCAAAACGCGCTGACGGCCTACGGCACGGCGGCCATGACCGGGCTGGCGCTGGCCATGACCGGCTATGGCATGAGCGCCACGGGCGCATCGGTCGGCGCAAATGTGCGCAGTGCGGTGAATGCCAGCCTGAACGGCTCGACGCTGCGCTCCGCGGGCGTGAACGCCATGAGCGGGCTTGCGGCGGGCATCAACGCGGGCCGCAGCGATGTCATTTCCGCCATGCGCTCCGCCGCCCGGGCCGCCGTCAACGCGGCCAAGAGCGAATTGAAGATCAAATCCCCCTCGCAGGTGTTCGAGGACGAGGTGGGCGTGATGACCATGCGCGGATGGGGCCGGGGCGTGCTCAAGGAAAGCAAAGCGCAGGCGAAGATCATCCGAAACGCCGCACGCTACCTGACCGGAGAGACGCAGGCCGGGAGCATCCAGACCACCAGCAACGACAACCGCCGCACCTACAACCATAGCGTCAGCTCCACCATTCAGGTGCAGCAGCTCGTGGTGCGCGATGAGCAGGACGTGCGTGCGCTGGCAGAGGAGATCGCCGCGCTCACGCGCAGGCAGCAGCGGGGGAAGGGGATGAGGATGGCATGAAGCGGGAGGCTAATCATCCTCCCGCTTTTCCTTCTCCTGACTCAGAAGCCATTCGATGCTTACGCCAAGCGCTTCTGCCAGAATCGGAACTTCAAAATCCTGAACCATTCGATTCTGACCTTCAAGGCGCGACATGCTGGTATCGCAAATGTCCATGCCGCGGCTTTGCAGCGCGGCGACAAGGTCCTTCTGTTTGATGCCTTTTTCTTTTCGCACCTGCGCTACCTTCGCGCCCACGATATTGCGGTTACCCAC